GTCACCGAGGAGCGCTTTCTGGTAGCCCTTGGGGCAGGTGGCAACCCCCGGCTTGTCCAGTGGTCTGGCCGCGAGAATAACACCGTCTGGACTGCCGCCTCAACAAACGAGGCTGGCGATCTTGAGCTGCAGACCTCTGGCCAGATCATGCAGGCTATACGCGCACGCGGCCAGACCCTGATCCTAACTGACCTTGACGCTCATACGATGACTTATGAAGGCCCGCCCTACGTCTACGGGTTTGAGCGTGTCGGCCAGAGCTGCGGCGCAGTCTCCCGCAAAACAGCCGTCTCGGTCGATGCCGGGGTCTTCTGGATGGGAGGCAATGGCTTTTATCGATACGCCGGTGGAGCCGTGCAGGAAGTGCCAAGCGATATTGCCGACTACGTCTTCAACAACATGAACTCGGCGCAGGCAAGCAAAGCCTGGGGTGTCTCAAATTTGAAATATGGTGAGATTTGGTGGTTCTACCCAAGCGGTGGCAGCACTGAGGTCGATCGCTATGTGATCTATAATTACCAAGAAAACCACTGGTCAATCGGCTCAATGGTCCGCACGGCTGGCGTAGACGCTGGCGTGCTCTCGACCCCGATCTGGTGGACCACCGGCGGCGGGGCCTACAATCACGAAAAGGGCCTGTCTTACGGCGGGGCATCAGTCTACGCCCAAAGCGGTCCGATCGAGATCGGATCTGGCGATGCAGTTATGAGCGCCGTGCAGCTTATCCCAGACGAGATGACGCAAGGCGATGTGACCCTGACTTTTGGCACCCGCTTCCACCCGAACGATGTGGTCAGATCCTACGGCCCCTACAGCCTCGCTAATCCCACATCTGTCCGCTTCACTGGGCGGCAGACAACAATGCGCGTGACCGGCGCACGCCTCGCCGATTGGCGCTTTGGCATCCCGCGCCTTGATGTGCGGCAAGGATCAGGCCGATGAAGTTAAAGCATGCCGCCGATCGTTACTCGGCCAGCGAACAGCAGGAAGTGCTCAGTCAGATTGAAAAGGCAGATCAGCTTAACCATAAGCGCAACCGCGATGTGGAGATTGGCAAGGCTCGCCTCATCGTGACCTCGCCAAACGGCACGCGCTACGCGCTGGCCGTCAGCAATGCCGGTGTCCTGACGGCGGTGACAGCATGACCTTGGCAGAAGAGCTCTATCGCTGCCGCCCATGGGTCGAGGATGCTCTGGCATATGCCGGTGGCACGCATGTCTTCGAGGATGTGGCCGAGAGCATCGTCGCTGGGCGGATGCAGCTCTGGCCTGCCCCGCGAGGATGCGCGGTCACTGAGGTTGTGCTATACCCTAAGAAGAACGTCCTGCATGTTTTTCTCGCTGGAGGCGATATGGACCAGATCATAGACATGATCGACAGCGCTGTCGCGTGGGGCAAGACACAAGGATGCGTGAGCATGACGATCGCAGGTCGAGACGGCTGGCGGCGAGTGCTCGCTAAATACGGATACAAGCCGGTCATGACCGTGCTCGAAAAGGAGATATAAGCATGGGCGGTGGAGGCGGTAAGGGCGGAAGCACAACTTCCAAAGTGACGATCCCGCAATGGCTGCAGGATGCAGCGCAGGCGAACATCGCCAAGGCTAACAAGGTCTCTGAGATTGGCTATACGCCATATTACGGCCCTGACGTTGCGGCCTTTAACGGCACGCAGCAGGCTGCCTTCGCGAACACAGCCCACGGGGCCAATGCCTTCGGCATGGCGAGCCCAGCAGACCCGATGGCGGGAATGCCGCAAGCCCAGACCTTTGCAGATGGAACCCAGGGCTATAGCTCGCACCCTATGTATCAACAGGCCCTCGATGCCTTTAAGGCAGCCAACCCTGGCCAATTTGCTGCGATCAGCTCGCTCTTTGTGAACCCACAATCTGGGGCCGCTTCGGGTGGTGGCAGCGGGCACAGCGGTGGGATGGGAGGGAAGGGCGGAAGCAGCAGAAGCGGCGGAGGCGGCGGCACTACTCATTTGACCGGGGCCGAAGCGCTGAATGCCATGATGGCACGCATTGACGGTGGTGATGGTGGCCAAGGCATGAGCGGCGCTTCAGGTAGTGGCGGCAGCGGGAACTTTGCAAACACCGTTGGCTCATATCTGCCTGGCGGTGTGAATACCAATGACCCCGGCAGTTGGAAGAATACCATCGCTGCAGATGTTCGAAATGCGGTGAGCTCTCAGGGATCGCCTACAGCTGCCAACACGCCCCAGGCTCGTCCGAAATGACACCGAACAAGGAAAGCAAATAATGGCTGGTTCAGCAAGCGGATCGCCCGCCATGGGCGGCAAGGGCGGCGGCCAAGTCGCAAACATCGGCCAGCATAATGGCGGCAATCCCGGCACAACTACCCCAGCCGCGAGCCCCGCGGCGCCGACTTATGGGACTGCGCCCGCGCCAACCTACGCGCCGACAACTGCGCCCAATGTCTATGACCAAGCCGCCGGGGCCTATGGCCAAGCCTTGGCAGGCCCCAACATCGGGGCATTCATGAACCCTTACCAGCAGCAAGTGCTGGGCAACACGATGAATGATATTGGCACAGCCCAGCAGACGGCCATGGGCCAGCTTGGCGCACAGGCCACCGCAGCGCATGCCTTCGGCGGGTCTCGCCATGGCGTGGCCGAAGGAGCCACCAATGCGGCCTTCGCAAAGCAGCTTGCAGACACCTCGGCCAATATGAATATGCAGGGTTGGAATAGCGCCCTGGGGGCCGCACAGGGCCAACAGAGCATGCAGTCGCAGTTGGCAGGGCAGGGCTTCGGCTTTGGCCAGCAGCTTGGGAATAATCAGTTGGCTCAGGGCAACCAGCAGCAGGCAGCGATGCAGCAGCTCATCGATGCCGCCAAGGCCCAGTGGCAGGGCTATACAGGCGCTCCTGCGGCGGCATCTGCCATAAGCAACGCTGGCCTAAGCGGTGCGAATATGGGCCAGAGCACAACGACAAGCAGCCAGAACCCTGGCTTGATGCAATACCTCACCCTGGCCGCTGGCCTGCTCTGATGGATCTGCGCGAATACGCCATTGCCGAAGCGCAACGGAAGGGTATCCCGCCCGATATCTTCCTGCGCATGATCGGCCAAGAGAGCGGCTTTGACCAAAGCGCCGTGTCGCCCAAGGGTGCCAGCGGTGTCGGTCAGCTCATGCCTGGCACGGCTAGGGAGCTTGGCGTCGATCCATCAGACCCCTATCAGAACGTCGAAGGGTCAGCGCGTTACCTAGCGCAGCAATACGCCAAGTTTGGCTCCTGGCCATTGGCTTTGGCGGCCTATAATGCAGGACCCGGAGCTGTCTCAAAGTATGGTGGCATTCCGCCCTACGCTGAAACGCAGCACTATGTGGCGAAGATCTTGGGCGCAAATGGTGGGCCTACGGGCGACCGCCCGTCTACTTATGCGCCTGACATGCCGATGAATGCGCCGACACTGCAGCCACCGGCGAACCCTTACAAGGGCATGTCGCCGTTTGAAAAGATGATGACTAACCGTGGCTACACTGACCCGGCGTCGAACTCCGGCCTCGATAACATCGTCGGCCTGTTCAAGGGCTTCGACAAGCAGACGCCGCAGCAAGTGGCATCGATCGAAGATTGGAAGAAGCAGCAGAGCCCGTTCAAGCGTGGCCTGCTTGCATTGTTTGGGGGCTGAAGATGTTGCCATTGGTTAACCCACCCGCACAGGCTGCGCCGCAGCGCCAGGGCCTCCTCGGCGGCCTGTTCAGCCCTGACAACCGGGACCGCTTCAAGCGCTTGGCCATCGGCCTCGAGGGCATGACGATGAACCCGAACCGTGGCCTGATGAGCATGCTCCAGGGTGATCTGGACAAGCGGCAAGCCGATCAGGACACCAATAAGCCCGTGGCATGGCTGAAGTCTCTGGGCACCGCCCAGGGCAACAAAGCCGCAGCCGCGCTTGAAAGCGGCAGCATCGATGCGGCAACTGCGGTGCAGATGGGCATGGCGGTAGATCCGAATGCTGCTGATCTGAAGACAGAAGGCATCGCCAACCGCACCGTTGCCACTCTCAGGGCAATGGGCACACCGCAGGCAATGCAGGCCGCAGATGCGCTTGCAGCGGGCACCATCGATCCCGCGACGGCATGGAAGTTTGCAACGGATAAAGATCCGGCGGCAAAGCCGACGGACGACATAGCCGAGTTCAACTTAGCAAAGCAGCAAGGCTTCCCGGGCAATTTCATGGAGTACCAGGCAACCAAAACCCCGCCGCCTGATAACCGCACGGAGCTGCAGAAGCGCGTTGAATACTTCATGGGCCCCGCCTTCAAAATGACCCCAGAAGATGCCCTGAAGCAAGCCCAGGCTGGCAGTGGCGGCACGACCGTTAATGTCGGGCCTACCGGCACAGATTATGGTGCTGCACCTACGAACATGGCTTGGATGCGCAATCCTGATGGATCTGTCAAGACTGACAAAGACGGAATGCCAATGGCCGGAATAATCGGTGGCACCCCTGCGGCAATCGACGCCGCGAATGCCTCCGCAGCAGCTTCATCAAAAACAAAGATCGCTGGTGTTTACAGCGATGCGGCCATCGGCGCGATCGACAGCTTGATCGGGGCGGACGGCAAGCCTGGCATGCTAGGCGACCAAGGCCTGTTTTCGCTGCCGCAGTCTGGCATCATCGGCTCTAAGCTCGCAGATTGGGGCCTTAATCAAGAGGCCGTGGATGTTAAAAATACCCTCGACACGATCACCTCAAACATCGCATTCGGTCGCCTGCAGGCAATGCGGGATGCCTCTAAGACTGGTGGCGCGCTTGGCGGCGTCTCTGAGCGCGAGCTCGATCTACTTGCAAACAGCCTTTCGGCAGTGAAGCAGAACACCAGCCCCGAACGGCTTATTGCGAACCTGAAGATCATCAAAGAGATATGGCAGAAGATCGGCAATGACCCAATTGCAAGCGCCGCTTACGCCGCAGCCGGGGGCGCGGGCGGCGCGGGCGGCGCGGGCGCTTCCGCAGCTCCGGCCCCTGCCGGTGATGGCTTTGCAGTGACGGGGTCAAACTGATGGCAGATAAGACATTCACGATATCGACCCCCGGCGGGTTTGAGGTCGAGGTCCGCGCAGCTAATCAGGACGAGGCTCTGGCCCTGGTGCGGAAGAACTGGGAGACCATGCCGCAGATCATCAAGAAGGGCCTGCCAGACAATGGTCGCGTCCTTCAGCGGTCCAATGGCCAGCAATACTTCGTATCTAACGGCATGAGCACGACCGATCCCGCGAGGATCGCAGCCATCTTGGCTGGGGCAGAGCCTGGTCAGCAGTCGCGCGACAGCTTTGACCAGGGCGTCCTCAATCAGACTGGCAATGCCGCAGGCTTCGCCTCGCAATACATCAAGGGTGTTCCATTTGCCGGCCAATATGCCGATGAGATGATGGGCTCGAAGCAGGGCGACCTGCGGGCCGTGCAGGGCGCTTATGAGCGCCAGCACCCGAACATGTCGATGGCCGCGAACATCGGCAGCGGTGTGGTCAATTCGGCGGCTGCCTTGGCGGCCCTACCGGCTGCAGTCACAACGGCCATCGCTGGCCCCGCAGGTATGCGCATGATCCCAGCGATGCTGCGTGGCGGGGCAGTGGCTGCCCCTATGGCCGCGACGGAAGGCTTCGTGTCTGGCTATGGGTCTGGCACAGATCCGCAGAGCCGCGCGGACAATGCGATAAGTGGCGCAAAGTTTGGTGCGATCGGTGGGGGTCTTCTTGGTACCGCCGCTGTGCCGGTCACACGGGGCATAACAAACCTAATCGGCTATGTAGCGCGCAGCGACATTGCGAAGATTGCCGCAGGCCTTGGGATCTCGTCCAATGCGGCAAAGGTGATCAAGCAGACATTCGAGATGGGCGGGGACTTCAGAGTAGCCATCCCAAACCTCCAGGCCGCAGGCGATCGCGGAATGCTGGCAGACGCTGGCCCAGCGGCTCAGACCCTGCTAGATGCTGCCGCGCAATCTGGCGGCCATGCTGGAACCCAGGCGCGCACCGCCATCGAGAACCGCGCCTCGCAGTCTTTCGACGACATGGAAACCCAGCTCAACTCTACGTTTGGGGATATCCCCGAAGGCCCGAAGACCAAGATCGCCGAGATGGCAGCGCGCGACGCGGTGCCCCGCAAAGCGGCCTATGACGCAGCCCATGCGTCGCCAATCCCCTACGGGACGCCCGAAGGGGCGGCAGTCCAGGATGTGCTCGACCGCGTCCCGCCATCGGATATGATGGATGCCATCAACCGGGCCAACAAAGACATGATCGCCGAGGGCATCAAGGACAGCCCTCAGATCCTCGCCAAGATTGTGGATGTCCGCGATGCCCAGGGCAGGGTGATCGGCCAAAAGGTCCAGTTCTTCCAGCAGCCCACTGTGCGGCAGCTCGACTATCTAAAGCGTGGCCTTCAGGGTCAGGTTGAGGCAGGCACTGATGCCATAACGGGCCGCTTGAATAGCGATGCGCGCCGCAGCGCCATGCTCTCCGGGCAACTGCGCGGAACCCTTGGCGATGCTGTGCCAGCCTATGACAAGGCTGTCCTCATGGGGGGCGATGCCAGCGGCGAGCAACAGGCCTTCAAGCTCGGCCAGGGGCTCCTGAGCCCCAGCACGAATGCTGAGGATGTGATGCTGACCCTGGGCGCGAAGCCCACAGGCGCGGCGCTCGAGGCCGCGCGGTCGGGGGTGCGCCTCTACCTTGGGAAGCTTGTGGCCACCGTGCGGCGCTTGCCGTCAGATCCGAACCTGGATGCCCGCCAGCTCTTGTCCGAGCTTGGTGCCGTGTCGTCGGATGATGCCAAGCGGAAGATCGTCAAGCTTCTCGGCGAGGACGAAGCGCAGAAGCTCTATGGCGTGATCGAAGAGGCTTATCAGACGGTCAAGGTGCGATCGGCGATGGCCGCCAATTCTGGCACCTTCCGCCGCGCCGCCCAGGATGCCAATGTGCAGGAAACCATCGCGCCTGGCATTGTTGGCAATGCGATGGCCGGTGAGCCAATCAATACAACTAAAGCGCTGGTCCAAGCGGTCACAGGCCAGACGGCAGAATTCACTGCGGCGCAGCTGCGAGCGGTCTACGCCGACATCGCGCGAGCCCTGACCCAGAAGCAGGGGCCAGAGGCCATGGCTGCGCTGAAGATGATTGAAGGCGCTATGAACGGCCAGCCACTTACGGCTGAACAGAACCGCTTTATCGCATCCATGGTCGGCACCAGCCTTGCCACGGGGGGCACGACGGCGATGACGCAGCGGGGCCTCTTGGATAGTGTCCCACGCTAACGGCGGGGGCTGCGTAGCCTTTAGCTAAAACATTGAAAAGATGATACCTTTTAACCTTTTGTGGATCTAGAGGTCTCCCGTTCAAGCCGGGAAAGCGGTACCAATCTTCACAATGACTTAGGTGGTAAAAAAGGCGAAAAGGTAGCACAGCGAAAAAACGTGCTACTAAAAGTATGTTCTACCCCTGTTCTTTTGCACCCCCGGATCTGAGTTTGATCACCTTGTTGACCTCCGCTTCGCGCCCTCGAATGTAGCGTTGCGTCGTGCTCGAGGAGGCGTGACCAGCCTGAAGCTGCATCTCAACTTCAGTCGCGCCCAGGCTCTTGGCGTGATTGATCGCCCCCGCGCGGGTGTCCATCATCTTCACATCTTTGTGTACCCCAGCGACCGCGCGATACTTTCTGAACTTTTCCGTGAACCGATTGCGGTGGAACGGCTGGCCATCCGGCTGCCGGATCACCGGGCCGACACGCTGATCGAGTGGGATGGCGCGAAGGCGGGCCTGGATGTCTGGCAAAGGTGACAGATCCCAAACCATCTCACGCGGATCGCTGGCAGCCGTCTTAGAGACGACCTTGCGGATCTCGGCCATGTCGCCCTTGATCATGGACCAGGTTAGGCCATCCACCCAACGGGCGTCCTTGCCTGTGCCCATCCAATCCCCGCGCACATCTCTGGCGCGCAGCGTCAGCCACCATTGCAGTGCCAACCCCAGGGCCATCATTGGATCGCCTGCATCGTCGCAGACATTGATGATTGCCATGACCTGCGCCTCAGTCGGGAAAACGTCACGCGGGCCAGGCTTCTTAAACCTGATGGTCGAAAGGATCATGCGGATATCGATAAACATCTTTGGGGCAATCGCGGCACCATAGTTCGCCACGATGCGCAGCATCGTGAACTTACGGGCGATGAATGATAGCGATCGACCACCAGCCTGCATGTCGCGCTGCAAGCGCTTAATCGCCACATAGTCGGTGGCGGACACTAAGACGTTGCCAATGGCCTCGTCCCAATATGCCAGCTCGTCGCGATAGCTGACCTGCGTATTGGCCTTAACCTCGCTGAACGGGCTGAACTCGTCAGTGAGGTATCGCCTCATAATCCAACGCCATGAGTGCGCCAATGTTCGCTGGGTGGGCTTGGCGCTTTTGGCGGGCTTAGCGAGCTTGGCGCGCCAGCGGATCAGATCGGCCTCGAGCTTGCGGCAAAGCTTGGCGCGGGCCGCATCTTGGCCGTCACCGGCACGCCCCGGAAGACGGACTGAGCTGGAACTATGCCCCGCCCTGATGTCTGGGCGCGGGGCGCGCCAATAGAGGAAGTCTTTGACTTGCATGAGCCCCGGCGCAGCCAGTGGGTCGCTGCCATCTAAGGGGAGGCTAGATCGTGACACGCCGACCCCTCCCGTTAAGATTGTAAATCCTGTGGATAACCATTGAATTCCCCTTTCTGTTTCTGAAATTCATGATAAAGATAACCACTACGGTTGAAATATTCTAGTCAGAAACTACTTAAACACGAGCAAATGCTGTGTGTAAGTTCAGTCCGCTTCAGCGCTTGCAATCATGTGTGTGTCTTGCCACTAAGGCTGACAAACTGGCGAGGTTTGGAATGAAAAACAGGGTCAAGGAGCTGCGGTTGGCCGCAGGGCTGACGCAAGCGGAGCTGGGCGCTCGCATGGGCATGACCACCGGCAACCCCGGAGTAAATGTTGGGCGCTACGAAACAGAGGACCAGCGGCTTACGTTGCCAATTATAATCGACATCGCGAATGCCTTGGGAGTGAGGCCGCTTGATATCGTCTCGGATACCGAAACGGTATTCGTCGCTGCTGCGGCAATGGTGAAGGTGCGCGGCCAGGGCCGCAGCATGATGTTCGACCGGGCGATGTTAGAACGTCTGGCTGGTGGGTCTGCCGTCGAGGCGGTGCAGATCGAGGACGACGCAATGGAGCCGACGCTGGCCAAGGGTGCTATTGCGGTGGTCAACGTTGGGTCAGCCAGTGTGAGCCGAGACGGGCTCTATCTGATCCAGATCGGGGTGATGGAAGCGGTGCGCCGGATTAACATGCAGCTTGACGGCTCTCTGCGCGTGAGCGCTGACAATGCCAAGCGTGCGCCTGAGATGATGGCGCGCCCCGAGGATCTGGCTGTCCTGGGGCGCGTCCTGTGGGCCGGTGGGGTAGTCTAAGTAATGGCCAGCTCGCCCGCGAGGGCTAGGTATCCAGCCCCATCAACAAACCCGTCAAAGCTTGGCCCCTGCACCAGGCGGGCGATCTTCAGCCATGCCATGCACAGGGCGACCTGTTGCTCGTCCACTTCAGCGCCGAGGATCACCGACCAGCCGATCGCGATGCGCAAAAAGTTTTGCTGTGGCGGGCCGTAGGCCAAGGCCCGGTCGCCATTGATCAGCAACTCAGCCTCGCGCAAGATCTGGGTCCGCATATTAACGGCGCTCATGCTGCCCGCGCTGAGATGATCTCGGACACGCGCCCGGGGTTAACATCGTATTGATTGGCCACGCTCAGGACCGACCAATTGGGGTGGCGCAGATACGTCTCATAGATCTGGTCTGCCAGCCCCACCGTGATCTTGCGGCCCTCTTTGGCTGCCGTCACCCGTTTTACGCGTCGCCGCGTCATCACCGCCAGGGCGGTTTCGATCAGGTGGTCGACAGTCTCGGCCGAGTGGCCTTTCCTGCGCGCCTCGGTCAGCAGGGCGCGAGCTGCGGGGATGTTGGACCCCATCACAGCACCTGCTCGGCTGGTTCCCACGGCGCGCGTGGCAACGTGATTGACATTCTGTAGCCGACCTTATCGGCGTCGCCGATGTAGGGCCGGATCTTCACAACCCGCGTATTCTGCGGGCGCAGCCCCGGCTTGGGCACCAACGCTAATTGTGCAATCTTCTTTCGAACGTGCATCTCTACCTCCTGTTACTCGATATTTCCGCAGACAACTGCCGGGATTTCCCTGCCGTTTCTTGGGTCTTTGATCCGCTCAACGGCAAGAATGCCGGTGCTGATCCATTGCTTTACGATGCCCTTGATCTTGGCCTTGCCGACCCGATCCTCTGGATCAATGCCGCAAACATCGCCGACCAAAACGCCGATCCAGTTGCTCGCCTGCGAGCTCTCGCGCCAATCGCCTGGCGTGCTTTTCATCAAGAGCACCTGGCAGCGCTTGGCATGCTCAAGGCCGATGCCCTCAAATGGATCTGGGGGCGACCAGCGCTCGACGATCGCGCAATATTCCCCGTTGGTTACGGGCACACCTTCGCGCACATACCACTCGGCCTTGTCAGACGGGCGGGCGAGGTTATTCTTGCCAGCGGCCTCGATCCTGAAGTGGTCGATGTGGGTGTCGAGGCCAAACCGCGCAGCCTCTTCGGGCTCCATCGGGTTGATGGCGCGGGCAACCCGCATTGCGCCAATCAGGGCGGACCCGCCCCGGCTGTCCTCGACAGTAGCCGCTTGGCCGCCAAGCTTCTTGGTGTGGTGGACGATGTGGATGGCGACGTTATAGGCGTCTGCCATCCGCGACAGGCGCTTGCCGAGCTTGCGGTAGGTGCGGTTGTCCTCTTCACTTTCGTGCATGTTAGCTAAAGGGTCGAGGATCAGCACATCCACCCCGTGGAATTTCAGGAACCCCTCGATGCGCGTAAATGCCGCCTCAATCAGCTGCCCCGGATCGCCGGTGGCGAGCAGGATCTCGGCCTCGCGGCCAGACTGCAAGAACAGCTTGCCGACCAGATCGCGCTGATCAATTCCAAAGCGAATACAGATGGCTGCGACGCGAAGCTGAAGCTCCACCAGGGGGTCTTCGGCGTTAAAGTAGATGACCCTCTTAGGCTCGCCAGGATCGACGCCCAGGAGGTCGCGGCCCGTGGCCATAGCGATGGCCTCAGTCATAACGAGCGTGCTCTTGCCGAGGCCCCCAGGGGCCACGGTGAGGCTGCAGAACTGGCGGATGTAGGTGTGGCCGTAGACCCACTGGCGGCGCGGGATCAGCGCGAAGTCTATGATGTCCCACGATTGGAACAGGGGCCGAATGGTTGCGAATGCCTGCTTGAGCTCGTCGAGCCGCCGGGTAGCAATATCGTTCCAATCCGCGCCGACCTCGGCGGGCATGATCACCTGCGCGCCACCAATCTTCTCTGCGGCCTTTTCAGCCTCGCGCTTGCCAGTGCCAGACAGATCATTATCAGCGGCAATAACGACTTGCGCGCCGTTCTTTGCCTCAAGTGCCGAGATGCCCTCGATTAGCGCTGGCAGGTTCCCGGCGCTGAACACGACATAGACCCGCATCCCGGTGGCTTCGTGGATCGCGGCCCCTGTGGCAAAACCCTCGCAGACCACGACGCAGGGCGTCTGTGCGCCAATGACGTACATGCCCTTCGCGCTGCAGCCGGTGCGAAAGGTCTTCTCGCCGTCAGGTGCGATCGTCTGGGTCGAGATCACGTTGCCGTCCATGTCATAGATCGGCAGAAGTAGGTCAGATCCCATGACCAGTGTGCCGTTTGGCTTGATCCGCTTGCGTACCAGGTAGGGGTGATCGTCTGGGCACTTCTGCAAAAGCGTATCATCTCTGCAGCTTCTGCGGCGTTCTTGCGCTTAATCTCCGCAGCCTCGCGCTCTCGGATCTGTTGCTTGATCCGCATTGTGGCAAGCAGCTCGACATCGATCTGGCGCTCGTCGCGGCCATAGAACTTGGTCTGTTCGCCGGTCTTCCAGTTGCCCAGGACGCCATACAGCAGCCCCGCCTCTTCGTGGATGCAATACCAGCCCGACCGCTTGCCGCGCTTGTCGTCAATCGTATCGACCCGAACAACATCATCTGTCGGCCCGAAGCTGTTGATATCCCGCGTGTCTATCCCGATCGACGCGGCCAGCTCCATGAAACGGCGCTCGGCCTCGTCGAATGAGATGCTGCGCGGAGCGGCAGCCAGGACTAGGTTGAAGTCGATGATTTGTGCCACGACAGATCCTTCAAGTATTCCAGCAACGCGCATTGAACGAGCAGAACCGGCAGGCGAAGTGGTCGGCCTCGCTGGAGATGCGCGGCAGCTGGTCCTGCGCGTCGGTCGCCTGGATGATCCGCGCGGCACGGTCGATCATGCGCTGGCATTCGAGAGGGTCGAAGTGGACCAGCTCGACGCCGATCTGCATCGTGTCGGCGTTCACGAAGGTGAAGATCGCCGGGTTGTCCATCAGCTGTAGATGGTACTGGTACAGCGCGACCTGAGCGTAATAGACGGGCTTGACCTTCTTGACGCCGCGCTGCGCGACCTTGGCCCAGGTCTTGGTGTTCAGGGCCTTGTTCTCCCAGAGGGCGGGCATGGCACACGGCGCTTCGCCCTCGCCCTTCCAGCCAGTGATCACGCCGTCAGCATGGCCCTTGAAGCGGCCCAGGGCGGATGAGAAGCCGAACTGCTTGCCATCGGCCCCCTCGGTCTTGAGGATGAACCCAGCTTCGCGCAGCCAGGCGGCGGCCATGTCCTCGGTGATGTGCCCGCGCTCGAATACCCGCAGGATGTTGGCGGGGAAACCTCGGCCTTCATCCACCGGCGTGACCGTGTACTGATACTGGATCTGGCGCTCGCAGTCGTTGCCGATGTACGAGCCGCCAAGGTACTGGCGCGGCGTCTGCTTGGCCTGCTTGGCCAGGATGGCGCGGTCCATCGCATCGATGATGGGCTGGCCTTCCATGTTGCGCAGGAGCGTTGTGCTGTTGAGATCGATATCCATGTTTCCGGCCCCTCAAAAAGGAATGTCTTCGTCCAGAATGCCGAGCTTCGACCGGCTCGACCGGCTCTCTTCCCAGCACCAGATCACCGCCTCGAACACCCGGACGATCTCGTCCTTGGAATACGCGAACAGCGGCTTGACCCCGTCTGGGTCCATCTCGGCGACGAGGTCACCAACGATCGGCAGCGCGCCAAGACTGGCCGCCTCTTCTTGCTTCGTCTTGTCGACTAAACGGACCATGTCCCAAGGCCTTTCCGATGTGAGAGCTGCTTCAATCGCCGGATCTGTGTGGGCCAATTCCGCCAACTTCATAATGTGCGCAGTGATGACCCACTCGGCGATCTGCGTGGCCTGAAGCTTGGCGGCAGGGCAGATCCGGGCCAGCGTGTCAGCGGCTGCATTCAGCGCCGCCCTCTGCGCCTCGTCCGAAGGTGAGGGGGGCAAGGGCGGCTGACGCGCCTCCCCCTTGGACCTGATCGTGACCCTGGGTTTCAACTGGCCCAGGCGGGCTTGTTGCCACCGCTCGCAGCTGCGGCAGGTGGTGCAGAAAAGGTTGCAAAGTTAGCAGCCGCCGGTGCCGCAGACGGGGCTTGCCCCGCGCCAAGGAACTTGCTCTCGCCGGGGGCGATCACCGCCTTGATCGTGTTGCGGGCTTCATATCCCTCTTGCTTCTCGATCGCGATCAGCACGCAGGCCTCAAGCCCGTTCAGCTGCTCGAAGGTGGCGCGGCGCTTGGTCTGCGCAGCCTCGCTCATGTCGTCAGGCTTGATGCCGAAGTGGCCCTCGATGGCGGCGCGAAGCTGCCGCATCGTAATGCCGACCGCGACCTCGTTGCCGGTCATCATCATGTTGCGCCAAACCTTGCGCTTGGCATGGGGGCCAGTGGTGATCGTCCACTCGGCGTCGATCATCAGCGCGCCAGTCTTGGCCGCCTTCAGCCACCCACCCTCGCCAGCCCCGCCAGGGCGGATGGTCAGGATGGCGCGGGCCACCGTGCCGTCAGGGATCGGATCGCTGCTGGACGAGCCTGTGCTGGCCTCAGCCGTGTTCAGGTCTAGAAAAGCCATGGGTCGCTCCTTGGTTAAGCGTTGATCTTGTCGATGATGAATTGCAGGTCGGCGCGCTCGATCGGGTCGAGGCGGCCAGAGCGATCCTTCGCGGGGTAGCCCCACTGGTTGTTCTGGCCCGTGACGAAGACGCGGTGCTTCACGCCAGGCTTGTCTGGGTCATCCATGGTGACCATGGACAGCACCTCATCGACGATGCCTGGCATCTCTCTGCCAACCTTTGCGCCTTCCATCTGGGGCTCCCAGATCTGACGGTTGAAATCGTCAGTCTTGGCGTCAAGGATGCCCACGAAGATGATGTGCTTGTCGGTGCAGTGCTGCACATGCGACAGAAGCTTGAGCATCTCGCGGCCCATCATCCCATATGCCCCCCGGGTGTCTTTCGCACCCTTGGGGGATATGTTCTCAGGCTGCACTTCAGCCCAGGCCATGCAGAGCCGTGACAGCACTGTGATGCTGTCGAGGAAGATCAGCTCATACTTGCCCAAGACATCGGCGCGGGGCCCAAGCGTCTGCTCGACATGGGCATAGTGGGCGTCGCTGTAGGGGTCGGTAGCACCGGCTGCCAGGTTGGGGCCACCAATCAGGCAGGCCAGGTCGCGGGCCTCTTCCCAGCGCCGGATCTTAATGCTGTCCACCTTGCAGTCAGCGATCGATAGATCGCCACCTTCAAGATCTACGAACAGCGACGGGATGGTGAGCGTGCGCAGAAGGCTCGTCTTGCCGACGCCGCTGGGGCCAAACACACAGGCCTTAATTCGGCGCGGTTGCGCCATGCGCTCTTCGGCGCTGATAATCTTGAATGCCATTGTTCCCTCCAGAGACAAGATGTGCAGCCTACCGCAACGGTTTTCAGTTAGCAACCATATCGGTATTCGATTGGGCGTTAAAAAAAGCGGTCCGATCTTACAGAAGACAGAAGACATAAAAGAACACGGCGCACACGAAGATCTCGGCTGCCAGCTCGATGGCCTTCGCAGCGCTCACAGCACACGCTCCGCGAGGAAGGTCGTGATGCCGTCCTTCTTCTTCACAATGACCGAGATGCGGCCCTCGGTGGCAAGATTGAATGCCGACTTCAGCATCTCGGCCTCATGGTGTGGCAAGGGGCGGTTCCGCGCCTGGCGCGCAGTCACACGCCGATCGGTGATCTGGCCGTCGAGCCAGTCGTGCAAAGCAAACTGCAATTCCTGCCGGATCTGGTCATCTTTGATCGCTGGGTAACTGCTTACCGGCGCTTGATGTGTCATTGCCTGTATCCCTCATGTTCAGCCTTACGGCTGTGATTTTTGCCGGATCGTCTTTGATCGAGAGCCACCATTCGCGGGTCTGGTCAGGGTCGCGCCCTGCCAGAGTGCAGACGGTGGCGAAGTCATTGCCGCCACTCTCGAGCCAGCTCTGAGCGTGCCCAATGGCCAGCCTGTCGTTCTTGCGGACGACGTTAGGTGAAGCCACCGCATCGCGGACCGCCTGCACCAGCACCCGGTGCCAAAGCGATTGAGCTGTGTCGTGCTTCACGGCTTCTTGGCCGCCCGCGCTGCAACCTCTTGGCGCAGGAACATGACGCGGCAATACGCCTCATCGACCCAAGCCTGATCGGACTTGAGCGTGCTAGTGCCGCGCATCTCGATGCGGCGCGTCAGCGCCTCATCAGCGTCTACCAACATCGCTGTCAGCCTCTCTTCGGTGAGCTCTTTCAGTTTCAGCATTTGCATCCTCCCTGGCGCATTGGATGCTGGCCCTGCCGGGGCCAGCGAACCGATGGGTCAGTTGGACGCTGACAGATGGCGGGCGTGGCGCTCTGCCGCTTCAAATTCATCAAAGCCCGCTTGAAACGCTTCAACGGCGGCGTTCAATCCCGAGCGCATCCCAAAGTGGCAGCCATAGGAGCGGCCCTTCCCGTTTGCTGCCGCTATGATACCGGCGTCGCGGTATTGGCCTTGTGACTTCAACTTGTCGATCTGTTGATTGGCGTTCATGGCGTTGGTCCTCGTTTTGTGTTGCTTCCGTCTTGGTAGACCATCCGCCAACCAGAATGGTAAGTCAACAGCCAATTACCGATTTGGTGCAGATTAAATAACCGGAACGGTTGCTCGTGCAGTCCACCATGCTTAAGGTGATGGCAGGCTAAACAGCATGGGGTGAGCCAATGAAGCTGCAAGAATATCTGACCGCGATGGACCTGAATGCCGTCGCATTCGCTGAAAAGCTGGGCGTGTCCAACGTCGCCGTCTACCGCTGGATCAACCAAGAGCGGGTGCCTGAGCCCAAGATGATGCGCCGCATCCACCGGGCAACGCTAGGCATGGTGCAGCCGAATGACTGGGTGCTGGGGGTGGCAGCGTGAGCATCCAGATCACCTTTGGAATTGACCCCGGATTTGGCGGCGCGATCGCCGAACTCCACATAGGATCTGGCCAGCTCTACATCCACGACATGCCGGTGGTCGTGGGCCAGAAGGGCAAGACCGACCTCAACCACCACGCCATGTTCGACATCCTCGACGCAGGCGAGGCTGGGGCCATCGTGTGGATCGAGAAGGTCGGGGCTAGGCCGGGGCAGGGCGTCAGCTCGATGTTTCGCTTTGGCCAACAGCTAGGGGCCCTGGAGATGGCATGCGCTGGCCACGGTCACCAGCTGCGCTGGGTGACGCCTGCCGTGTGGAAGCGGCACTACGGCCTGAGCGCCGACAAGGGCGCAGCCCGGTCGATCGCCATGCAGCGCTTCCCAGCGCAAGCGGCCCTGTTCGCCAGGGTGCGCGATGATGGCAGGGCCGAGGCGGCCCTGATCGCCCTCTACGGCTCGGAGATGATGAAATGAGCGCCAACATTCTAAAGACCCGCGAAGACGACGACGACCTTCTGCAGATCTTGGCAATGCGTTTGCATTACCAGGCGTCCGCCGTGGCCAGGTGGTGCGGGCTGCCATCCTCGCGCATCCGCAACATGTGCAACCGCATCCTGGACGAGGATCTGCGCGCCAGTGTGATCAATGGCGTCGAGACGCCAGCGCAGGTCATGGCAAGCTACTGGAGGGGCGTGTGATGATCAGTCAGGAAGAAAGCTATGCAGAGGTCGAGCGCCTGACCAAGGAGCGCGACATGGCCATTCACCTGGCCTCGGTGTCTGCCTACCGTCTGGGCGCGGCAGAGAGCCGCCTGATGGCCGTCATTGCCGCGCTGCGGGGGATGGCCAGCGACTATTGCTCTGAGTGCTCCAGCCTGGCGCGCAGCGCCTTGGCGGGGCTCGACGGCGAGGAGGCGATCGATGCAGCAACCAGCCACAGCCACTAAGGGGGCCACCATGAGTGAAAACGACAAAGACATGATCGAAGCCCTACGCTTGCAAGGGTGGGATGACGCAGCCGACCGCATCGAACAGTTGGAGCGGGAGCTGGATGAGGCACGGCACTTGCAATCGTGCGCCTGTAACTATGACACGCCCACAGATGTTTGCATGGGCCACCACGCATTGTTTGAGCGCCTGTATGCTGTGGAACGGGGAAAGCTAGAAGCCAAACTCGCCAAGGCGGTGAAGGCATTGCGGCTTTATGTATCTAAGGAAAAAGGTGTTTTGCATACTGCAGATGTCGTGCTGGCTAAACTGGAGGGCGGGTGATGCCGTGCCAGGCAAGCGGAGCCGCTTGCATGGGCTGTTGGGGGCCAAACATACACCTACATACACCTTGCATACACCTTGCAATGCCCATTTGCCCTACCATGCCGCACTTTCCTCTCTGCCATAAACAATGGGGGAGCGGAAACATCCACTCTCCTCTGCTTTAGCAAGAGGGGGGTGGTGTTGGATGCGCCCCCTTTAGGGCATCAATACTACGGACGAGGCGCGATCGGGGGCAAGACATACACCACTTGACTTATAGAGGTGTGGAGAGTGCGGTGGGAAGTGTGGGTGGCTGTGTTTGCTTTACCAAATGGCAGGGTTTATACGGGCATCTCACGGCAGAATAGAAGTTGAGGTAATTGCAATGGCGCTACTAGACGATGACATCGTGCACATGTTCACTCTGATCGATGGCCAAGTGTGCTGGTCACAGATCTCGATGACCGGCCTACCGGCCCTCTATCGATCGGTGGCGGAGAAGCATAACCGCAAGGCTGGGACGCCAGTGGCATTCTGGAATGGCTCCAATGACAAGATGATGATCAATGCCGCAGGGGTGCCGGTGACAGAGGCGCGCATCGTTGGCGTATTGCAGCGGCCAGCGCCGGAGGCGCGCCAGGTGACGCCGAAGGCGGCAGCGAAGTCTGCGGTGGAACGGTCAGCCGATCGGAAGCGTGCAAGGGACGATGCGGCCAGAGAGAAGAGCCAAGCAGCGGGCGACTTGAAGCGTGCGGCTGGATGGACGAGAGACGCCAGAGGCGTATGGCATGAACCAACGCCGGAGAGTGTGGCAGCTGCGCCAGCAGCGCCAGCGGCAGTGGCAGTGCCAGTGTCCGTACAAAAGCCGTACATCGCGCCGTGGGCAGATCCCCTTGACCCAAATCCTGGCGATGGCGACGATGTAGCGCTGTTTGCGTGGCTCAAACGCGAAGGTGGCCGTAGGGATGCGTTCAAAGCCGCACAGGCCGCAGGCCGATAAGGCCAATACTGAATATTCGAAAGCGCAATGCGATGATTGTTGACTAGATGGTCAAACTAAGGTGTTACTGATCCTCTACTTCTCCTCTACTTCGGTTCTGCCTACGGCAGAAGCAACCAAGGCGGCAGGCAGCAACCAAGACGGCGGACGTTACGGCGAACAGGGACGGCATACAGGGGCGCACTACATGAGCGAGACCGATGGCTTGAACCACCCGGCAGATAAGCTGGCAATGATCCGGCAGAGGATCAAGAAACTACAAGACGAGGAGGTGGGGTTGAAGGCGGCGTGCGTAGCACTGCCGGAGAGCGAGCGTGCGGGGCGCTACGCCATCGTGTCGGTGTCGATGGTAGGGCGGTCTAGCTTGGACACGAAGGCCCTGCGCGAGGCTCTGGGAGAGGCGGCTGTCGCGCCGTACATGCGCACGACCGAGGCAGTCACCGTCACCGTGAAAGAGATCTGAGCATGATGGATTGGCAGCCGATCGAGACGGCACCGCTGCATGATTTGATCCTATTGGCCGCGCCGAGGTGGGAAGCGCCTGGGTTTGTAATGTCGATGGGATTTTGGGAAGCAACCGACCACGAAACGCCAGATGGTTTTTGGTGGGCGTATATAGACTTTGATATGGAGCCGACACACTGGATGCCAATGCCAGGTGAACCAAAGATGATCGAGGTGGCGGCATGAGCAAGTTTGATGGCACGATGCGGGTGACGATGAACGTAGGCATGTCGCTCGATCATGGCAGTGTGATGCTGCAGATCGGTGACGATGTCACCGGCATGCGCCTGCATGACATGGTGATGGAGCTGATCGAAAGCGTGGAAGCGCGCGACGGCTCAATCGTCGCACTCGATCAGCGCACGCTTGCCGATGTGCAGCGCGAGTTCGACATCGTGTCGCACCTGATCGGTGACCGGCTAGAGCTCGAGCGTGACCGTGCGCAGTTGCGCACAAGCGGGGGGTTCGGAGGGCTGAGTGTGCGCTTGCGCACAGTGCCAACCTGACATCGGAGCCCCTCGGCGAGACGCCGAACCGTGCCGCAACCCTCGCGAGAGGCCGACGTTATAGCCGTCCAGCTATAGCGTTTTGCCCCGATCGAGGGGGTCGGTGTTTACCGAGGGGAATAAACGCGGTGTTCTGATACCCCAAAGCGGCTAACCCATTGATATCGTTATGACCGAGACTTTACATAATACGCATTATCGGATGTTATCGATAACATAGAGCGGAATGCGGCCCGATGCGGGGCAGGGCAGGGCCCGCGCGCACCCCCCCCGGCCCCGCGCCGACGCCCCCGCCGCGTCAATGACAGGTCGACACTCACCGAAAAAAAATTGTGCAAATTATAGAAAAACCCGCTCCGCGCCCACCCCCTTGCTCCCTTCCAAAACGACACCTAGACCAATCCATAGGCCTGGACGGCGACCATCGCTGCGCCGCTCACCTCCCGGTGGTTCTGCAGCTAACTTGCCCTGGGGCGCTATCGCGCACTGGGGCATTTTTTTGTCGCCCACCTGCACCTTCTCAAACATGGACCGCACAGGAACCATAATGGCGGGGAAGGCGCGGGAGGGTGGCACCCCTGCCTTACTGGCCAAACGCGGCCTATGGTGGCGATAGATGAGATAGCCGCAAGACCTGCGGCGGGGGTAGCACAATGGCTGGCAAGAAGATCGAGCTCCAGATGTGGGCCGACATTACCAAGATGGGCGGCGTTGATGCGGTCATTGATCGGATCGAGAACGGCGACACGTTTCAGTCGATCGCGACAGAGCTTGGCATTTCGCGGCAGATGCTTGGAATGACCCTGAACAGAACGCCGGGTGTGCGCGAGCGGATCATTGTGGCCCGCCGGGGGCGGGCGGAGAGGTGGGCGGAGGAGACGCTCGACATTGCTGACAACGTGCCCGAAGACCCGAACGCGATCAATAAGGCCAAGATCCGCATAGACACTCGGCGGTGGCTGGCGGGGGTCGATGACCCCGACCGCTTTGGCGTCAAGACGGCGCAGGTGAATATCAGCATTGGCGGCTTGCACCTCGACGCCCTGCGCAAGGTGCAGTCAGAGATTGCGATCACCATCAGCGAACCGGCAGACCAAACGGCCAACGAGCCCATAGACGCGGAGGCTGTCGATGTCACCGATGAGTGAGGGCGATAAGCCAGCGATCCAGCGCACCCTAATGGACTTCGGCCCAGACGATGACTTTATCCTGATCAGGTCTGACGCCAAGGGTGAGGTGACGACCGTCACCTCTCTCAGCGAAGACGACGCCATCGACCTACTGCGCGAGATGGCGGACGAGATCGAGATCGACGGCTTTGAGCCTTTGGTGCAGGAGCGGGTGAATTGACGGCGCGCGAAGAGCGCGACAAGGCCATGGCGGGCCCGGCTCCGCCGTTGCCGGATGCGAATGCCTTCGTTGATTGGGTGCGCCGCTACCGTGACGATCCTGTGCTGTTTGCCAAGGAGGTGCTGGGGATCGATCTCGACCCATGGCAGGCCGAGGTGATGATGGCCGTGGCCACCGGCGAGCGCCGCATCTCGATCCGTTCCGGCCACGGCGTTGGCAAGTCGACGACGGTGGCCATCTTGTGCATCTGGTTCTTGCTGACCCGCTACCCGGTCAAGATCGTGATCACGGCACCGACCAGCGCGCAGCTCTTCGACGCCTTGTTTGCCGAGATTAAGCGCTGGGTGAACCAGCTGCCGGAGCAGCTCCAAGAGCTGCTGATCGTGAAGAGCGACCGCATTGAGATCAAGGCTGCGCCGGAAACCGGCTTTATATCGGCACGGACGAGCCGCGCAGAGAGCCCAGAGGCCCTTGCTGGCATTCACGCTGACCATGTTCTGCTGATTGCCGACGAGGCCTCTGGTGTGCCGGAGGCGGTGTTTGAGGCTGCGGCGGGGTCGATGTCTGGCACTGAGGCTGCCACGATCCTTCTTGGCAACCCGACGAGATCCAGCGGCTTTTTCTTTGACACGCACAACCGGCTCAAAGAGCACTGGTGGACCAAGCGCGTGTCGTGCGTGGATAGCCCCCGCGTGTCCAAGGTCTACGTCGAGGAGATGAAACAGCGGTACGGCGAGGACAGCAACGCCTTCAGGGTGCGCGTTCTTGGCGAGTTCCCCCTGTCCGACGACGACACCGTCATTCCCATGCACTTGACTGACGCGGCGATGAACCGCGACATCGTCGAGGACGACAAGGCCCCGGCAATCTGGGCTTTGGATGTGGCGCGTTTTGGCACTGACCGATCGGCCCTGGCGAAGCGCCGGGGTCAGGTGATCACCGAGGTGAAGCGGTGGGCGGGTCTCGATCTGATGCAGCTCACCGGCGCCGTTGTGGCCGAGTACCAATCGCAGCCGACCTACCTGCAGCCGGTCGAGATCTTGGTGGACAGCATTGGCCTTGGATCTGGCGTTGTTGACCGCTTGCGCGAGCTCAAGCTGCCCGCGCGCGGCATTAACGTCAGCGAGAGCCCGTCGATGAAGGGTACCTATATCAACCTGCGGGCCGAGCTGTGGTTTGCGACGAAGGCCTGGCTGGAGCAGCGCGGCTGCCGCCTGCCCAAGGATGAGGATCTGATGGCAGAGCTTGCCGGTCCGCGCTTTAAGTTCAGCAGTTCTGGCAAGATGCAGGTCGAGAGCAAGGGCGACCTGAAGAAGCGCGGGCTGCGCTCGCCTGACCTTGCTGACGCTGTCGTGATGACCATGGCAGCTGACGCTGCCGTGGCCCTCTACGGCTCCTCCTCGAGCGGCAACTGGAACAAGCCAATGAAGCGCGGCTTGAAGGGCGTTGCCTGATCCGGCCCCTGCATTCCTCTACAACTCTCGGTAGTGTATGCTGCGCGCAGCATACATATGGCTAGGCGAGGGTGATCCTGTGATGAAGACCAGCAAATCTATTGGCCAGCGCTGCTGATGGGGGTCTTCGATTTCCTCGCCCCAAAGGCGGACGGCCTCGCATATAATCCTATGGGGTTGCCTGCCGGGGCAAATCCTGAAATCGATCCTATTGTCGGCCATGATGAGCTTGGCCAAAAGATCCGAAGATCTCGGTTCGATGGCACCGAATACCTGTTTGAGCCCACCGCACCCAAAACACAGTCTGCCATCAAGGGCGCATATCGATCCGTGCGGGATGACCCTGTCGGCACTGCCAGCGGCCTAGCCAATGGCGTGGCCAAAGGTATTTGGGATGCCATCTCAGTCCCCGCCAATGCCATGGCAGGCAAGCCGGTCTCTTACGGCGACATTGGGAGTATGGCTGGCCTAGTAACCCTCGGCGCTGGTGCTGGCCCCTCACCAGAGGGCGCTCTGCGGATGGGCATGGACTTCCCCAGGTCTGCGATGATTGGCCACAACGGCGGCCCAGTGATGCGCCCTGGCGTTGAGACAATGGGTTGGCCCGCCGGGTCTCTGCCGGAATACCGGGGCGCGGCCCCTAACCGCACAACGGAATACCCGCGCTATGAGCCGACGAAGCCCACCGATCGCATGGCACGCCTGATTGGGTCAACAGAAGACCCGGCGCATCCGATCCATTCGACATTTGACAGCTATATCGGCAGGGGCCAGACCCTGGGCGGGTCAGATTGGTACAACAGCGAAGAGATGCGTAACTGGTTCATGGATCAGTATGGCGAAGGCGCTGGCGATACATTATGGCGTGATTATATCGACACGGTCGGCGCGACATCCACCGGCTCAGATGTGCCATCAAATATGCGCAATGCGAGTTTCTACTTTAATCTGGCCCCCGGCCCGCGTCGGGCGGTGGCTGAACGTGTTTCGCTCGGCGGCATCACACCGGCAGACGCAGCAAAAGAGCTTGGCATCAATGTGCCCAATGCCCCCGACAACTATCGTTATGGCCACGTCATGCAGGGCAACCATGCCAAGAACATACTGGCCCAACTTGATGGACGGTGGGTTGAAACCCCCCCGGCGGGCCTGACTAAGGGCGAGCGGAGCAATTGGCTGAAAGCTAACCCGAAGGTGAAGGGCTTCCGTAATGACTTGCTTGGATCTGAGGCAAACATCGCTGCCGACAAGCACTTTATGCGCATTCTCGCAATGAGCGATGGCGGAACCGACTTTCTATCAGCTCAGGCTGGCCTCTCCGGCGCTAACCTTGAAAGGCTAAGGAATGCCTACGGCGATGCCATTGACCCCTATATCAAGACCCGCAAGACGGGCACGGGCCAGATGGTCACCGAGGCAAACCTATACAAGGCTGCGCAGGATGGCGTTCTGAAGGATACTTCGCTCTTCAAGGATGTCCCTCAAGCATGGCTCGATGTGCCGAACGCCAACGAGTACTCCTCTCTTGAAACGATGGCCCAACGCCTCTCTGCGGCACGGGGGATGACACCGGCGCAGTTCCAGGCGAACCTGTGGATGGGTGCGGGCGACGTAACGGGCCTGGCAGATGAGAGCCAGGGCACGTTTATGGATCTCTTCCGGCGCACGCTTGATAAGCGCGCCAGGGAGCGCGGCACTGACCGCTTGGGGCAGTTCACTGACTTTGCTGCGCGCAACTCTCCGTTGGCCGTTCCACTTGGCGTGGGTGGCACCGCAACGGCCCTGGGTGGCGGGCTGCTATCTCGTGACCCACGGGAAGAATACTGATGGCGACCCATCATAACACCAAAGGCACCCGCCCATGACCGACATGCTCGACATGTTCCTGAAGTACGTCATCTTCCCCGTCGCGGGTTTCGTGTGGATGCTGCACACAAAGCTGCAGGCCCACGCGACCAAGCTGGCGGTGATGGAAGCGCAGATCGAGGCTGGCAAGCAGGCGCATGACCGCGAGTTCCGCGATATGCGGCGGACGCTGGACGCCATTGTGACCAAGCTCGACAGCATCGAAGCCGCGTTGCGGAAATAGCCTGGTAACCCTGGACCGAAGACGCGCCGCTCACAAGGTTGGCAGGGTTGGCGAGCTCCTCGCGGCATACATCCTCGAGCGCAACGGCATCCAGGTGGCCAACGTCAACCGCGACGAACACGACTTCTGGATCAGGACGCCAAGCGGCAGGCTGCTGACGGTACAGGTCAAGACGGCATCGATGGCAAAAAATGACACATTCAGCTTTTTTAAGGGCAATGTGACGGCCAACACCAACATTGTGGCCCTGGTCGCACTGCCACCAGAGGTTGTGCTAATATACCCCGGCGACCAGATGCAGCAGCGCTGCGCGGTTGGCCAATTCACGCCTGAGCACATGGCCTCGTCGATCAAGGAGCACCTACAATGAAAACCTGGTCGGCGCGCAGCCTAAAGGGCCTCGAGGGCATCCACCCTGATCTGCGCAAGATCATGGACCGTGCGCTGGAGAGCAGCCCAATCGACTTTGTGATCACCGAAGGCCTGCGCACCAAGGCGCGCCAGGTTGAGATGGTCGCGAAGGGCGCATCTAAGACGATGAAGAGCCGCCACATCACCGGCCATGCCGTGGATCTGGTGCCCCTTCTGGACCTCGACAAGGACGGCAAGATCGAGGTCGAGGAGATGTATAACTGGCCCGTAATGCGCAAGCTGGCCCCATGGGTCGTCCTGGCCGCCAAGGATGTGCACATCCCGATCGAGTGGGGCGGCACTTGGACGACATTTCCCGACGGCCCGCACTACCAGCTGCCGTTCAAAGCCTACCCGTAACATAGAATGGAAAAACACATGTCTGGCGATCAAATCGGCGGCATCGTCCGCGCTCTCATTGCCGCCATTGGCGGTTACGCAATCGGCAAGGGCTGGGCTGACGCCGAGCTTGTCGCCACCGTTGGCGGCGCGGGCGCCACGATTGCCGCCGGTGCATGGTCCTACATGGCCAAGCGCAAGGTTGCGGCTCCTCAGTGATCTGGTCGGCGATCATCAGGGCGGTCACCGTGATCTTTGGCATCTTGCTCGGTGGAGCAGTTGCTAAGGGGAGCGGGGCTGCTGTGGCAGTCGCCAAGGCAAAGGATGTTGACCGTGAGCATGCCAATCAGATCCGCGACCATGTTGACGCTGTGCGCGCTGATCCTATCAGCCTGCAGCCCGCAGATCTCCGTGGATACAGAGACTGAGCGCGAGGTGTGCATCCAGTGGCGCGACAGTCTGCCTGGCAGATCGCGTCACGACACCGAGCAGACGCAGGCCGAGATTGGCCGCGCTTACGACATTCAGGCTGCGGCCTGCCCGAAGCTGAAAAGGTTTAACTAATGGATACGACAACCGGGCGGATCATCACGCCAAAGATGGTCACAGCGGCACAGAACAAGAAGACGCTCGACCGCGTTGCGGCTGATTGGAACCTTGGCCCGGAGAAGGCCTCGCCGAAGCCAGGCGCGAACCCAGAATACTGGGCCCGTCTTGCCGAGATCTGGGGCATCTCTGACGGCGAAGCGCGCCGCCAGCTCTGCGCCAACTGCGACTATTTCGAGAACACGCCGGAGATGATACGCGCCATGGAGGCCATCCCCTTCAACGCATTCGATGCTGACGGCGGCGGGCGCGGCTTCTGCCACAAGTTCGATTTCATCTGCCACAACCTGCGCGCCTGCCAGGCCTGGGAGCGCAAGGATTATACCGCCACGGAGTGAAAGCATCCGCTCTGGTTGTAGACAACCCGTAAAAGTTGTATATTGCCCCTAGATCGCATGGGGGCATCACTTGGCGAAGCTAAAAGCAAAGACCAAGGATGAGCTGCAGGCGCTGGTTTCCAGCGCCATTGGCGATGCTATCAGCTTCATTGAAAGCGACCTCGCCCCCGAACGCATTAAAGCGCAGCTCTACTTCGATGGCGGCGTGGATATTGGCGAGGAAGAGGGCCGCTCCAAGGTCGTCGCCACCAAGATCCGCGACACCATCCGGGCGATCAAGCCGAGCCTCATGCGGATCTTTCTGTCGCATGAAAAGCCCGTCGAGTTCATCCCGATCGGCCCCGAAGATGTAGCGGGCGCTTCCCAGGCCACGGTCTATGTTCAGAAGAAGTTCGAGCAGGCTGGTGGTTTTCGCATTCTCAATGATGCCTTTGACGACGCCCTTCGCAAGAAGACCGGCATCGTCAAGGCCTGGTGGGAAGACAAGTCCAAGGCTGAGATCTTCACGTTCACCGACCTGACCGACGAAGAGCTGATGCTTGTCGTCAACGAGCCTGGCGTCGAGGTGATCGAGCACTCGCAATCACAGGACCAGGTGATTGGCCCTGACGGCCAGCCAGCGATGGCTGCAGCGCATGATATCAAGATCAGCCGCACAGAGACGCATGGCCAGATCATGGTGGACAGCGTGCCGCCTGAAGAGTTCTTCGTCGATAGCCGCGCCCGCGATGTCCATACGGCATACATCCACGGCCAGCGTGTTGAGCTGCGCGTCGGCGACTTGGTTGAGATGGGCTTTGCCTTCGACGCTGTGGCCGACCTTGGCAGCTTCGACGATGGCGGCAACGATCTGAGCGAGCAAGAGCGCATGGCGCGCTTGCCGCGCAAGACCACCGTCACAAATGACGAGAGCCCCGCCGACCCTTCAATGAAGAAGGTGACGCTGACCGAGGCCTACATGCGGGTCGATGTGGACGGCACCGGCGTGCCCGTCCTGCACCGCTTTCTGCTTGGCGGTGTCGGTTACGAGCTTCTCGACTATGGCCCCTGCGACGAGAGCCCTTTCGCCATTTTCGAGATTGACCCGGAGCCGCACGCCTTCTTTGGCCGGTCGATCTATGACCTGATCAAGAACGAGCAGGACGCGGCCACCGCGACCCTGCGCGGCATCCTCGACAACGTCACGATGACCAACAGCCCGCGCATTGGTTATGTCGAGGGCCAGGTGAACGTCTCGGACCTGATGAATAACGAGATCGGCGGCATTGTCCGCATGCGCCAAGTTGGCCAAATTCAGGATTTATCGGTGCCCTTTGTGGCAGGGCAGACCCTGCCCGCACTTCAATACATCGACATGCTCGTCGAAGAGAAAACAGGCGTGACGCGCGCATCTCAAGGCCTTGACCCTGACGCCCTCCAAAGCACCACCAAGGCTGCCGTCACTGCCACAATCCAAGCAGCCGCAGGGCAGGTCGAGACGATGGCCCGCAATCTGGCCGAGGGCGGCATGCGCAGCCTGTTCCGGCTGATGTTGCGGCTGACCATTAAGCACGCCCGCGCGCCTGAGATGGCCCGCCTGACTAACACCTTCGTGCCGATCGATCCCCGCGTTTGGAACGCCGAGATGGATGTGTCGATTAACATCGGCCTGGGCACCGGGCGCGAAGAAGAGAAGCAGCAGGCGCTGATTGCCACGCTGCAGACCCAGACGCAGATCCTGCAGACCTATGGCCCCAGCAACCCGCTGGTTGGCCTGACAGAGCTGCGCAACACGCTGTCTGACATCCTCTTCAATGCCGGTATCCGCACCTCCGAGCGCTACTACAAGCCGATGAATGCCCAAATGGAGCAGCAGCTCGCTCAACAGCAGCAGCAGGCCGCTGCAGGCCAGCCCCCGCCACAAGACCCGCAATCTGCGGCCTACCTACAGGCCGAGCAGATGAAGGCTATGGCACGCGGCCAGGCTGAGCTGCAAAAGGTGCAGCTTGAGGCCATGAAGGCCCAGCAGCTCGATGACCGCGAGCGCGACAAGATGGCCCAGGATCTCGCCTTGCAGGCCGCAGAGATCGTGGCCCGCTATGGCGCGACGGTAGACACCGCACGCATCAAGGCCGAGCAGGCAGCCCCTCGTATGCCGCCTGGCATGATGCAGCCCCCACAGGGCCAGCCTAACCCGCAGGGTGGCATGTGATGGATATCAGGAACAAGGCCGCACAGGCCCGCAACCTTCTGGCTGACCCGGTGTTCCGGGACGCCATTGATGGGCTGCGAGAGGATCAGGTGAAGGTCTTCGTCGGCCACGGGCCCGTCGAAGCAGTAACTGAAGCGCGCCACATCATGTGGTCGCTCGATGCCCTTGAGGCTCGGCTTTCATCTTTCATCGATGACGGCATGGTCTTCGATCGGCGTCAAACCAAGGTGGCACCGCAATGACGACCCCTGACCAAGATCTGAGCGCTGGCGATATCGACAGCGTCGCGAATTCACTCTTCATTAACGAAGATGATGGCCGAAAGAACGCCAAGGACGATGCGGCAGAGGCTGACGCGGAAACGCAAGCCGACGATGCTGCACCTGAAGATGACGCTTCTGATGGTGACGACAGCGGTGAAGAAGCCGCTGATACGGATGAAACTAATGGCGACGAGACTGACGGCGAAGAGGCACCACAAACCAAGCACCGCGTCAAAGTAGACGGTCAGGAGCAGGAGGTTACCCTCGACGACCTTAAGCGGTCATTCGCAGGCCAAGGCTACATCCAAAAGCGCATGCAAGAGACGGCTGAGATCCGCAAGGAAAATGAAGCCACTTACCATGCACTAACACAAGAGCGCGCCCAATTGGCTCAGTCTCTTGCTGTCGTTCAGCAGCAATTTGCTGCGAATGTTTCCGCAAAACCCCCGTCGCGAGAGCTCCTCAAGACGGACCCCATCCGATACCTCGAAGAAGATGCCGCTTACCGGGACAACATGGAGCAGAGCCAAGCCTTGGCCCAGCACCAAGCCTATTTGCAGTATCATCAGTCAGAGCAGCAAGCGCAAGCGCACGGCATTTACTTGTCCGAGCAGGCGCAGCTGCTGACGCAGCGCATTCCTGACTTCGCCGACGCCAAGAAGGCAGGCGATCTCAAGGCAAAGCTGATCGAGACAGGCAATCAGGTCTACGGCTTTTCAGCCGACGAGCTGAACCAGGTATCGGACGCCAGGCATGTCCAGGTGCTGCATGACGCGATGCGCTACCGCCAGCTTATGGCTGGCAAGGCATCCATGCAGGAGAAGGTGGCACAGGTAAACCGCCCGATGGTGCGGCCCGGTGCAAAGCGGACTGAAACTGACAGCAGCAGGACTTCTGACCAAAAGAACCGCGCGCGGATGAAGTCAACCGGCAGCGTCGATGACGTTGCGAAATTCCTGTTAGGATAGACCATGGCCGTAAACGCCAATACGAACAAAACCTACGACGTCAAGACGATCCGCGAGGATCTTCAGGACGCGCTGATCTCGCTCTCGCCCACCGACAGCCCCTTCCTTTCGGCTGTTGGCTCCAAGACGGCGGTCAACACCTACTTTGAGTGGGCCACCGTTGATCTGGCAAGCCCGGACAGCTCCAACCGCGTTCTGGAAGGCGAAGCAGCCCCCGGCAACGATGCAGCCACCAACACGAACCGCATGGGCAACTACACGCAGTTGTCTGACAAGGTGGTCGAAGTGTCCTCGACAGCTGACGCCGTCAATGGCGCAGGCGATGCTCAAACCTTGGCAAAGCAGATTGCGTATAAGCTCAAAGAGCTGAAGCGCGACATGGAAACCATGTTGCTCGACAACGTGGCCGCCAATGCTGGCGCTGCAGGCACTGCCCGCGCGACTGCCGGTTTGCCTGCCTTCTTGAAGGACAACGTGTCTCGAGGCGTTTCTGGCACTAACCCGACGCTATCTGGCACAACCACTGGCTACGTCAATGCGATCGGCACTGATGGCACTCTTCGTGCCCTCACCGAGGACATGTTGAAGACGGTGATCGCATCATGCTGGAATAACGGCGCTGAGCCTTCGCTGGTTCTGTGTGGTTCCTTGGTCAAGCAGAAGATCAGCTCAGCCTTCACCGGCTCGGCCACCAAATATCAAGACATGACTGCGACAAAGACCTTGTCGGCGGCGATTGATATTTATGTCAGCGATTTTGGGCAGTTGACGATTGTACCGAGCCGCTGGAGCCGCGCACGCGACGTTCTGGTAATCGATCCGGCTTACGCCAAGGTCGCTTACCTCTCGCGCACCACGCAGACCCCGCTGGCTAAAACCGGCCACGCCGAGCGCCGCCTGATTGCCGTGGAATACGGCCTGCAGGTCGATAGCTCCAAGGCTCACGGCGTCGTCGCCGACATCAACGGCGCGCTCTGATCCTAGCGATCTAATAACGGGCCATCCCTTCTGGGGTGGCCTCTCCACAGGAGACCTAGAATGAAAATCAAGATCACAAGTGATCGCGAGCCGTGGGTCAACAATGCCCCGCAGGCCCTTGGGGCCGTAGTTGAGTGCTCTGATGCTGATGGCCAGATTATGATTGATGCAGGCTTGGCTGACCCAGTTGTAGCTTTCATCAGTGCCCGCGTGGCTAAGTAAATGAAGACCTTCGATCAGTTCAGCGGCATCCATGAGCGGATGATCGAGGATGATGGCAAGCTGCGCATCGTGCGCTCGCAGAATGTCAAATCTCTGATTGAGCAGAATAGGGTCGAGGCAGAGCTTATGCCCCGGATGTTCGGCGATGCGGCGTGGCGCAAGGTCGGTTCGATCCCGTTCACCCTGGCCGAGGAATGGTCGAAGGAATGTGGCGCTGGGATCGGAACACACGAATTTGCGCTATACTGCAACCGCAAGTTGTTAGACGGCGACTTCGCCGCATTCAGGATCAAAGGGGTCTGATATGTCCACCACTCGAGTTGCCCAGAACAATGTCTTCTGGAATGATACTGTCACACCCCTAGCTGGCGCTGCGGTGCTTACTGGCACCATGCGCGATATCGGCTGCGATGTCGGCATTAAACAGACAAGCTACAGCGCATTTAACGTGATGGCATTCGCCGACCAGGCTGGAACCTTGAGGATCGAATGCTCCAATGATGCCACGACCTGGCGGCGATCGAGCGCAGACCAGGCAGTTGCGGCCAATGCTGCAGTGATCCTCTCTGTGCCGATCACGACCCGTTATTACCGCGCCGTCTATACCAATGGCGCGACGATCCAGACCGCATTCATGCTGAATACCAGCTTCACTCACGCTTGAGGCCCATGATGCTTAGAAATGCACTCCGCACGATCGTCATTATAGCAGTGGTGGCACCAGCTTCCATGAAGAGGGGCAAGCGGTGAGCATCTCCACCTATTCAGATCTGAAGACGGCTGTCTCTGATTGGCTGAACCGTGATGATCTCGCGGCAGTGGTTCCAACCTTCATCTCGCTGGCAGAGGCTGACATCAGCCGCCGTTTAAAGCACTGGCGGATGGAGATGCGCAGCACTGCGCCCTTTGCCAGCCGCTTCACAGCGCTGCCAGTCGATTGGAACAGCACCGTCAGCCTCTCGCTAAACATCGACGGCAGGGATCAGCCGATCCGCTTGGCATCAGTGGCAGACATTGCCGATCAACGCAGCACTTCGTCTGTCGGATCTGGTCGCCCGGAGCTCTATGCAATCACCGGCGGTCAGATCGAACTATTCCCCGCGCCCGCGATCTCCTATTCGGCAGAACTCGTTTATCTGGCCAGCGTTCCGGCGCTTACCACGGCGGCGCCGACAAACTGGCTCCTGACCTTGAGCCCTGATCTCTATCTCTATGGCGCACTGGTTCAGTCTGCGCCTTACCTCAAAGATGACCAGCGTGCGCCAATCTGGGCAGGGCTTTATCAGTCTGCGCTCGATGGCCTCAACGCCTCGTCCGACGAGCAGCGCTATAGCGGCACGGGCCTTCGGCTGAAGAACCGGGGGCCACAGTGATGCGCCAGGGCCGTCAGGTATCAGTGGGGCGTGCAAAGGTTTATACTGCCATCAATTCTCATGGGGTGAAGCATGGCTGACACAACCACAACGTCCTTTGGTCTTACGAAGATCGAGGTCGGCGCATCGCAGGACACTTGGGGCGGCAAGTACAACGCAACATCGGATTTGGTCGATGACCTCCTCGATGGCACGACTGCAATCAAGCCAAATCTGACCGCGAGCCTTTGGCAAGTTGGCGGAACGGTCGTCACGGTGACAGGGGCAGAGCTGAACAAGCTCGCTGGGGTCACGGCGACTACGGCAGAGATCAACAAGCTGGCTGGTGTCGCCACGACAGCCGTTGAGCTTGGCTATGTTTCGGGCGTCACCTCTGCCATCCAGACGCAGCTTGGCGCAAAGGCCGCATTGGCTGGCCCCGCGCTGACAGGTGTGCCTACTGCGCCGACCGCTGCGGTTGCTACGAACACCACGCAGATTGCTACGACTGCCTTTGTGCTGGCTAATGCCCCAGCAGCTAATACACAGACCTTCTCGGCCTCTGGTACATGGACCAAGCCCGCTGGTGCAAAACTCGTGCTTGTCCGTGTATGGGGAGCGGGTGGCGGTGGAGCGGGTGGCCAATTCGGGGCAGTTTCAACTGCAAAATATGGTGGCGGTGGTGGCGGTGCAGGTGGCTGCTATGAATTATTTTTAGCTGCCAGCGCCCTCCCAGCAACCCTTTCCGTAACGGTCGGGGCGGCGGGTACAGGCGGGTCTTCCGCAACCTCTGGCGTTAGTGGGGGTGATAGTTCCTTCGGAACACTGCTGGTTGCGGGGGGTGGGTCACTAGGCACATCTGCGAGTGCGGGTGGCGGTAATGGTGGAGACGTAGATGGTGCGGGGAGCGGGGGGTCTAATGCCAGTACGGCAGACGTAAATCTTTACGCAGGCTCTGGTGGCAGCAGCGGTGCGGGCGGTGGCGCATTTTATGGTGGCGCCGGTGGTGGTAGTGGCAGTTTATCCACTCAAATTGGAGGCCGTGGTGGCCATAGCGCCAAAGGTAGCGGCGGCGGTGCGGGCGGTGGCGGTGAAACCAGTGCAAACGTATTAACTACTGGCGGCACAGGGGGAGTATCTGCCTATCCATATACTGTGGGTGGTGGAACAGCGGGGACAAGTAGCGCAAGCGCACCGACAGCGGGCGGCGCTGGAACTGCCGCTGGATGCGGAGGTGGTGGCGGTGGTTCTGCCACAGGTATTAAAGGTGGAAATGGCGGCGCTGGTGCATTCCCCGGTGGCGGCGGAGGCGGCGGCGGTTCAGCACGCACTAGTTTTCAAGGTGGCACTGGCGGCGCTGGCGCAGCAGGATATGCGGAGGTTTACACATGGTAAATTCATATGGCGTAATCTCTGATGGCATTGTTATTAACGCTGTCCTTGCAGAAGAAGGTTTTGCCGAAGAGCAAGGCTGGGTTTTACTGCCTGAAGGCGTAGGCCCGAAGTGGCTTTATGACGGCTCTACCTTTACAGAGCTGCATCCCTATGTGCCATCGCAAGAGGTGCAAGCAGCCGCACGGGCAGAAGCCTACCGTGCAGAAGCCGACCCGTTGTTCTTCAAGGCACAGCGCGGGGAAGCGACTGAGGCTGAATGGCTTGCCAAAGTCGAAGAGATCAAAGCCCGCTTCCCCTATCCGGCGGCCTAGTACATGCCCCTAGTCCCCCTGCGTCTTCCGCCAGGCATCTATCGCAATGGCACTGAGTACCAGGCCCAGGGCCGCTGGTACGATGCCAGCCTGGTGCGCTGGACCGATGGCACCATGCGCCCGATCGGCGGATGGGAAGCGCGGGTCACTATGGGCACGCAGACCCCTCGCGCTGCGCTCACCTGGCGCGCGCTGAATGGCGATCGGTGGCTTGGCGCAGGGTCTTATGGCAAGCTGACTGTGGCGTCTTCGACCGGCACCGTCACTGATATTACGCCGGTTAGCCTGACGGTTGGCCTTGATACCGCAGCTGCGAACACCGGCTTCGGCGGCGGGCTTTTTGGCGTTGGTGCTTTTGGCACAAGCCGCCCAGATAATGGCAACTATACAGAGGCAACGACTTGGTCGCTGGACAACTGGGGTGAGAAGCTCGTTGCGTGCTCTAATGCCGACGGCAAGATTTATGAATGGACGCTAAACGTCGCCAACAAGGCCACGGCAGTCGCTAATGCTCCGACAGGTAACCGCGCCCTGATGGTCACCGAGGAGCGCTTTCTGGTAGCCCTTGGGGCAGGTGGCAACCCCCGGCTTGTCCAGTGGTCTGGCCGCGAGAATAACACCGTCTGGACTGCCGCCTCAACAAACGAGGCTGGCGATCTT